TAGCGGCTATGCCAGTTGATATTAAATGGGAAGACCTAGAACACTTTGAGAAGGAAGACAACACTACAGGTTCTCAGGAACTAGCGTGTGTCGGAGGAGCGTGTGAGATAGCATAGGTAAAACTAAGGGGGCGCAATGCCCCCTTTTGTTATTTCTCTGCTTCTTCTTCTTGAACTTTTTCTACTACCTTTTCAGCACCACCGCCTAATAAATAATAGTAAGACCTGCCCGCGATTGGAACTTTCTGAAGTGCTTTATTAAACGCCTCATAATCATTCTCTTGTTCAAACAATACATTGTTCATAGCTTCGCCCATTGCATCAAGTATAGAGGGTGCGGCAGGGGTTAATAACTCTGTTACAAAAGTACCATACTGACCTTGTGCTAAGTACTTCTCTCTACTATATTTACTAAGGAATAATATCTTAGCTAATGATTCATAGGTAACATCGTCTATGTCTCTAAGCGCGTCAGGGTCGAAACCAGAACGTAGGAAGTTTCTTGCGTTTTCAATACTCCCGTTAGCCATACCTACCAGTAACGAATACTTAAGTGCTTCCTCAAACGCACCTGTTACGTCACCTCTCTGCCCTCTCTTCACGATGTTTTGTCTAATCAGGTTTAACTGCTTAAGACCAAATGATTTAAGAGAGTACAGTATTCTTCCGTTAGCCATCTCTAAGTATAGCTGTGGCATCTCAGATAAAGCAATGGGCTGTACGTCAGCTAGTTCATTCCACATCAACAGCTTAGTGTTGTCAGTGACACGCCCTGCCTGTAGGTCAGCAATTAAATCTGCTGTCTCATTCTCAAACACATCCCCATACTTCTTAGCTATAGCATCTGGATTTGTTCTAGCTAGTTTAGTATTCTTACGCCAAGATGCTTTAATAAAAGTATCCTTACCTAGTTTATCAATCTTCCTAAACCCAGAATAAGTCAAAGCAAAATCAAGGAACTTGGTCATACCATTAAGGTTCTGTAGTTCAGCAGATACTTGGTTGACCAAACCTAAATCATCAGCAGTTATCTTGGCTCGTTTGTTTCCTGTAGCCATTGCTTTAGCTGTGTTCATTACACCATTTAGATATAACGAAGAACCAATATCACCTAGCTGAATCAATGCAGAATCAAACTGACCCAGTAACGCGGCATATTGTAAGTCTCTAACACTAGCCATTGTTTTACCCATAGCCTTGTCAGCGGCTTCAAACCGAGCCTTAAGTAAAAGTCTTAGGTCATCCTGCTGTGCGTTGGTCAAGTCTTTACCACGCTTCTTCATGTCCAGAACGTGCTTACCTATGGTGTTATTAATAGACTCGTCTAATTCAATCTTACCTGCTTTGTTATAGGCAACGGATTTACCAAAGAACTCATGTTTAGCTATTTCTCGTTCAGCTTTATTAACGTACAACTGCAAAGCTGTAGGCGTGTCGTGGTAATACTTCTGTAAGTGCTGAGGTATAGTACGTATTGTACGTGCAGACTCTAAGCGTTTCTTACCTGAAGGAGGTGTCTTACGTGTAATAGACTTAGTAATTATGTCAGCCGCTATCTCATCATCTAACTCAGACCAATGACCTAACCCTCTTTTTTTAGCTTCTGTATCAAGAGCCTCGTCTATAACAGAGTTAGTTTTCTTACCAACAGCTTGACGTAAACCATCTAAGTCTTTAACGTAACGAGGCATATAGTTTGTTAGATAAGCCATCTTAATACCTGCTTTGTTTGCTCTGGTATGGATGTCATCTAACAGCTTATGTACGTTTCTCATTTCGTCCGCTAACGTATTTTCCTTTCCTGCTTTTGTCTTAACTTTTAAATCACCAAAATGTTTGTCAGCTATACGTCCTGCTTTAAGTACCTGACCATTATTCATTGCCAGTTCCATTTCATAGTACTTAGCCTTTAAAGCTGAGTCTTTGGTCTTAGACGCTTGAGCCATTACTTTATTAAAACCCTCGGCTTGTTTTAACGTATTGGCTAAAGCAACGCTTGTTCTCATATCATGGTTACGTACAGCACCCGCTAGTCTCTGGTCTACGTTACGCAGTACTTGAGATACTGGTGCGCCTACAAAGTCCCATGCTTTACCTATTTTAGTTGTAGAAGCTGTAGGGTTATCTAAGTTAGCCATAATCTTAGCGGCATTCTCTCTACTTAAATACGAAGGTCTTTTATCTTTATCAGCATACTTAAGAACATCTATTTTATTCTTAGCGTTAAGGCTTAAGTCTTTTTCTGCTAAAGCTACAGCTTGTTTATTGGTAACAGGTTTTCCACTAGTTTGTTTAGAATTAAATAGATGATAGGCTGTACGTTCCTGTAATTTTTCAGAAATTTTATTTGCAGTTTCTTTAGAACCTTTAGTTGCTTTTACGTTATTGACCATGTTAAAGACTTTTTTACCGCCTTTCTCTACAGTCTTAAGAGGCGCACGTACTGCTGTCTTATATGCTAAACCCGCTGTTTGCATTGGAGCAAAGGCGGCAGTAAATAATGTACCATAAGCAAAGGACTTAGCTAATTCGTCTGCATTAAATTCGTCCTGAACCATCTGTCTGCTACCTTCACTAGCTAAACCATACGCTCCACCTGCAAGAAGCATAGGAATAGTACCACCACCACTAGCTATAACCGTAGGTATTAACAAAGGGTCAGCTATCTCAGACAAAATAGTACCCACAGCCTTCATTGTTTCGTCTTCACCTGCTATATCTAAGACATCAGCAGTTATTTCGTAGGCTTCTCTAGCCCCTAATTCTTTATTCTTTAACAGGATGTCTTCTCGCTTTTCTGAAGTCATGTTTAAAAACTGTTCTCCAGTGATGCCTTGATTCTTTAAAGCATCGTCATAGTAAACCTCAGCGGACACTTGCTCTAAACGACCTGTCTCAGGGTTTCTCATCATTTTGTAACGAGCAGGACTATACGCCTCTGCTGTAGTCAACAGACGAGCCGCGTTGTTACCACCTTTCTTTAGCTGATAACCTAGTTCCTGAGCGCGTGTTGTTTCCCCTACACCTTCAACAGTTTTCTTCTCACCTAACTCACCAAACCCCATGTATCTTAAAAAATCAGTAGAACTTTGTATTAAGTTTTTTGTAAGCGCACCACCACCTGCCGCCATAGGGTTGACGGATACAGGAGGAGCTTCAAGTCTTTCTTGTTCCTTTTGTTTCACCTCTTCAGGAACTACGTCTTCATAGTCTTTAACACCTTCAAGTGGTTTACTAGCCTCTGCTCTGTATTCGCGTATAGCGTTAGCAAAGGCAAGAGCATCTTCAGTATTACCCGCGTCATCAGCTTTTATGAACGCTGACTCTAGCTGTTCAATAGTAATGTTAGACATTTAACTTACCTTTATTGATAGTTTTTTAATCTAGCTTCTAGGTCTTTCTTTTGTTTTTCTACTATCTCATCGGGATTCATCATCCTAGATTCTCCCCACTCAAACAAACCTGTTTCAGTCAGATTATCGGTGTACATTTTTTGAATAGCTAGTTTTCTAGCCTCAGATAAATCTAAACTCGCGGGTGGTTTAATTAACTTATTTGTAACTTCAGCTACTTGAGTAGCCAATAAGTCTTGTGCCGCCTCTGTTTGATTATTCCAAGCATCGTTCCAATCAGTACCTAAAAAAGCAAGAAAACCCTCTCCTCCTTTAGCTTCTTCACCCGCTAAACTTAATGCTTTCTTAGCAGATTTTATGTCAGTCGCTGTAGGTTTTTCTCCTTTAGGTGGTGTAACTTCAGGTTTCTTTCTACCTAACACTTCAACACCTTTTGCTAAAGCACCTTTAACTCCTTTTTTAATTGCTTCAGCAAGTTGAGAATACTCAGGAGGTAAAGAATTAGCTACAAGAAGTTCGTCCTTTGTCAGTTTAGCTTTATTTGCTCGTTGCTGTTCACCCGCTAACAGTTGATTAGCTACTCCTGTCTGACCTCTTGCTTGTAGACCACCTATAAGAGCTTGTTTTCTTTCAGGAGTTAAGTTTACAAAGTTTTTTATATCCCCTGTAAGCTGTTGAGTAGGAGTCCTAACATCACCAGTCATCATACCTGTAATGCCTGAACCAAACATAGTTCCCATTTCTCGCGATAAGTCTGCCATACGTGAAGCATAACCACCGCTAGGTATTCCTGTTAGCAATCCTGCTATGTCTCTATTTCTTCTAGCCATTGTCTTATCCTTTAATCTTTAAAATATATCAATAATATCTTCAATTATATTACCGTCATCGCGAAATAAAGCCTCAAGCATTCCTTTTCCTTGTTCAGTTCTCATCAGTGAAGCAAGTTGTCCTGATTGCATTAAACTTTCTAAGCCTGTTGCACCTAACTGACTATACAACTCAGCACCTGTTTGTCTACCAGAAGCAGGTATTTTAGCTAAATCAATACCATAACCTAATGCACCTAACGCTTGTTCTTGTGGCATATAACCTGCACCAAGTAAACCAGTAGCCGCTGTTAATGCTTGTGCTTGTTCAGACATAGCTTGAGTACGCGCTCCTAAGTTTGCTCTAGCCATAGCCTCTTGTCTTGCCGTTTCCTGCGCTAGCAACTCTGGAGAAGAACCACCGTATGCTGAAGAACTTAAGCCCATACGTCCTTGAGACAACATACGCTCTTCTAAAGCTAAACGATTACGTTCTTCTTCAGGACGCTGTGTGGCTCTTATTTGCTCATACAGGTCAGCCTGTGCTACACTAGGGTCTACCCCTACTTGACCGAATAAACCCTGTGCTTGACCCATTAGTAGCGTCTGTAACGCCTGTTGCTCAGGTGTCATGGTTAAAGCATAACCACCTTCCTCAGTCGCTTTAGCCGTACCTAATCCTGTAGTAACAGTAAAAGGTTTAAACTGAGACTTTGTATATGCGTCACCTGCTAAGGTTTCAGCCCCTGTTTGCGCTGTTAGTCCTAATGCTTCTACATCTGCTATAGAATCATCAAATAGTTTTTTTACTGCCGCGGCTTGCGCCCCGCCTGTTATTGCATCCGTTAAACCCATTATACGTTCTCCAGTTCTGCCACGCGACTACGTAGCGATTGTACTTCTTTAATTAACATAGGTACTAACTTGCTGTAGTCAACACCCATCATATCTTCTTCAGTATCACCTTCGGATACAGCTTCAGGTGCAACTTCAACTAACTCCTGTGCAATTACACCATAGTCCTGATGTGAGCCATCAGCCTTCCAGTCAAACTGTCTAATCTGTATAGCATCAACCTTGCTACCTGCATCAGCAGAGTCTGCAATGTTTTCCTTTAGGCGTTCATCGGAACTAGTGTTGTAAGACGTAGCTGACGTTGTTACGGATATAGAACCTACAATGGTTGTGCCTTCTCTGCGAAAGTCAATAACCGAACCGTTACTACCTTGTCTTGCAAAACGTCCTGCAATTGTTCCTGACCGACTAATGTCAATAAAACCAGAAGGGGTTAATGTGATTCCTGTATCAGCTACTCTGTCAGTATCAGTAGTACCCACCAATACGTTGCCTGATGCGTCTATACGCATACGTTCTGTGCTATTTGGAGAAAAAGTTAAAAAGCTACTTGCCGCTGTACTACCAATATCTACTCTATGATTACTTGCCGCATCTTGAGGTGCGCCATGACATTCTATATATCCATTATTACTTGCCGCAGACAAGCGTAGTCTTGAAGATGGGTTATCACCTGTGTTGTCATTATCATCAAATGTATTTTGAATGTGTACTTCGTGGCTACCGTTTACCGACCCTTCTACTTCTAGTGCCGAGTCAGGACTAGTAGTACCTATACCTACTTTGCCGTCTGCTTTAATACGCAGTGCTTCTGTATCGCCTGTATCTATTCTTAAATCATCGCCAATAGCCCCTACTAAAACTGCTGTATCTGACGAAGTTGTATTATCTTGTAGACTGATATATCCACCTGTGTCAGATGACTCAAAGTTAGCTACAATATCTGTTGTTCCGCTTCTAACATCTAAGGCTCTAACAGGACTACTAGTACCTATACCTACTTTGCCTGAGCTAGTTACCCTAAATCTTTCATCCTGATAGCTTCTAATAACAAAATCCGCTAAACCAGTAGATGCTGTACTGTGCATCCCATAAACACCATTAGCATCGTCTAAGAAAAAGTCTGCTCTTCGGTTATTTGACGCTTCGTTTGTATATAAATTAACACCAACAACGTCTCCATTGGTTTGTGACTGTATAAACATTCCTTTATCAATTCCAGATGGAGATTGCTTTTGCGTACCACCAATTAAAACATCGCCTGTTGAGTCAATACGCATGCGTTCAGTGCCTTGCATCTCAAAAGTCAATGCCTCTGTATTGCGAGTGTCTAAAGCTATTGTATTGGATTGCCCTTTGATTTGAAAAATGTCAGAATCTGTTCCTCTAAACTCAGCAATAACACCATCTGCACCTAGCTCAACATCTAACTTAGCACTAGGACTAGTAGTACCTATGCCTAGGTTGCCTGCTGAGTCGATACGCATACGTTCTGTGCCACTAGTATTAAATCGTATCGGATAAGCACCAAGCTCGTTAATCTGTGCGCCAGTAGCGTCTTCAGCAATGTATAAACCAGAAGACGTTAGGTTAGTGTTTTTAACTTGTATGCGTGTTGTTCCTGTACCAGATACATCAAGTTTTTCTGCAGGACTAGTAGTACCTATACCTACGTTGCCTGATGAGTCAATTCGCATACGTTCTGTACTTTGTGTTTGGAAAGATACAGTATCTGAAGCAGAGTTATTTGTTACGCCTATTGATAAAGTGCCTGCTGATTTTAAAAGCATAGAGCCATTAGCACCGTCTTGTGCTAACTCAAGTGCAAGTGTTGAATCTGAATCATCTATTTTCAAAGTAGGGGCTGAAGCAGACTTTAAGTGCAATAAAGCCGAAGGACTATTAGTACCTATACCTACCTTAGCCTCAGACACATCAACGAACAGTGTATTAGTATTAACAGCTACGTCAGCACTAAAGTTTACCACACCAGTAAATGTGTCACCCGCTGTGTCAGCCTTAGTCGCTATCGCTGTTTGTATGTTTGTAAATTCAGTTGTAAACTCAGAGCCTTTAATTACCTTACCCGCGTTGCCTGAAGGAAGACTATCTTTTGCTCCAAAGTTAGTTGTTATAGTATAATCACTCATTAAATTAATCTCCCTAGAAGAGCGTGTACGTCTATTTGTTGTATTGAATAAGGTGCGCCATTAATAGTTGACTCAATGCCTATGGTTACTACAGTACCACTACCGCTTGTATTAACCGAAGGACGCTGTATGTCTGTACCTACTGTAAATTTACCTATGTTAAACTCATCTACGTTAAACTCAGATATAGGTGTATTAGCTAAAGCCGTGCTAAAAGGTTTCTTAATAAAACCACCATCATAGTCATAGCCCCAAGCTAATGTAGTATTGGAAGCTACGTTACCAATAACTGTAATGTTAAACTTTTTAAGAAACTTAAGGTTAGTGGAGTTACCGAAGTTTAGTGGATTACTGTAGTAAGACATTAAGTAAGCACTGCCGTTATCTTCATAACCTTCATATTTAAATATACCGTTTTCTCTACCAATGTAAATACTACCGTCTTGTAGTAAAGCCAAACTACGTGGATTAACGCTAGACCATGTAGTTACTCTGTTAGCACCATCAGGCAGTACAGTACGCATATCAAAACAGTATACAGTTTGACTATCCTGTAAAGACAATAAGTAAAATGCCTCATCAGCACTGTACAAAGACTTGATAGGATTTAGCTGTGACCTGACTAAAGTAGTCAACTCAGTACGGACATTGTTACTAATGTCACGCATAGGCATTGACTTCTCTTGTATAGTCCTACCAAAGCTACGTACACCGTCTTCAGACAGGAATATAATATCAGTACCTGTGTGTTGTACGGAATCTCTAGCAATACAGCCTACGCCTTCTACAGTGTCGTGTAGTGTCATATTCGCAGGACTTTCAGCACCAGAGTAAACAATAATTGAACGCTTACAGAATATAACTAAAAAGTTATTAAAGGCTGATAACGCTACAATCTCGTCATTACCGTCAGGGAACACAAGAGTTAAATCTAAAGAACCTGAAGTACCGCCTGTCCAAGCATGACCGTTAAGTGTATCCGACCAGTATACAGTATGTTTATTACCACTTACATCAGCTACCCATAGTTTACCAAATGCGGCTAATACTTCATTACCTTGAGGTGCAGTACCTGTAGAATGAGAGTGGCTTGACATAGCCTCTAAGACTCCTGAGCCACTTTCGTCTGTATATATTAAAGGCTCATGTTCTCTTTGGAAGAAGTACGTATGGTTGTTAAAGTCTACAATCTTCCAGTTGTTTGCTGTTGGTGTGTATCCTGTGGGAGTTATGTCAGTTAAGGCAGTACCTGAGAATATTTTATTGTTACCCCCTGAGAATACTACCTTGTCACCACTACGGTCTAAAGACTCGTGTAAAGCCTCTACGCCACGACTAGTACCTAAGTTAGAGTTGTTAGTAGAAACCGCTGTATAACCCTTACGTGCGCCTATACGCCCATATTCGTCAATGATACAGTTACTAGCGGTAGCCGCAAAGGACTGGTCAAGAGAAATAGGTGAATCCTGACTGTTAATCCCCGCAAAACCTGGGGCTTGTACTGTAATGTTCTGTAATTGTTGTGCCATTAGCAAGGTGTCCATACAGTTTCAGAAGGGAATCTAGCGGCATCAAACGCTACTGCATCTGCTAACGTAGTGTCCGCTAAAGAGAATAACTCTTGTGCTGAAGTACCGCCTGTTTCTCCACGCTCACGGGAAGCTAAGGCTACTGCGTACTGTACAACTGGTGATGAAGGTACAACTAGTTTATCTGCGTCAAGAGTAAATGCGTCTGCTCTATCTACAATGTTAAATCGTAATGTATACGCTTTGTCAGGCTTAGGGTATAAGTCAACTAAAGCATTACCATTAGCATCTACACCATTCCAAGAGTAATACTCTGGAGAACCTTTAACAGGCTCTTGTACTAGGTATGCGTTGTTCATCCAAGAAGAACTAGCAGGACGCATAAATAAGTTTGACGTATCGTTAATAACGTCTAGTATTTTAAAGGAGTTATTAGTACCTGTCATACTGTAACTAAACACATCATCAGTAGTGGTTACTGTGATTGTACTTCTAAGTGCTGACCAATCCCATGCGTCTTCAACAATACGTCTACCATCGTTGACAAACTCTCCTATAAGTTTTACATAGGAGTCTGTAGCATTTTCTACAGAAGATGTTTCTTCCTCTCGCATTCTACGCAGTACACTGTTTACTAATTGTAAGTAAGTCATTATCCATACCTTCTTAGGTTCATCAAGGGACTAAGCATTTGTTGTGTAGACTTAATCTTTGTGTCAAATTTAAATAGTTCGTTGTCGAATAAACTTTCGACTTGTGTTGGTTCTTCTTCTTCTTCTTCAGATTCTGCTAAATCAATAGAAGGTAAGTCTATATCTATTTCAGGTACTTCTATATCGGGTGTAGTAAACTCTGGTAAATCAACATTTAACTCTGGTAAGTCTATATCTATTTCAGGGAACTCAAGTTCTGGTAAATCTGGTAAATCTGGTAAATCTGGTAAATCTGGTAACTCTATATCTTTTAATGCTTGTAACGCAGGGTCTACATATTCTTCACCTAAATAATCAAGAGCATCATCAACGGTATCTACTACGAACTCACCTGCGTCTTTACCCTTGTCAATAAGGTCTTGACCTATTTCTTTACCTTGTTGTAAAGCAGGGTCTATATATTCTTCACCTAAATAATCAAGAGCATCATCAACGGTATCTACTACAGCCTCTCCTATATCCTTACCTTTGTCAATAAGGTCTTGACCTAAGTCTTTAGCTTTTGCTAACGCAGGGTCTACAGCTTCCTCACCGAACTTATCAACGACATTATCAACAGTGTCTACAATTCCTTCACCTATGTCTTTACCCTTGTCAATAAGGTCTTGACCTATTTCTTTACCTTGTTGTAAAGCA